GTAACGAGGCAGAGGTCGAAAATACTAAGGCTAGTGTCCTGTTTTGATCTTGTCCTACCTCGTAGGATTCCTGTGGTCTCTGGTGTAGAGAGTGTGGGGGAGATCATCGCAAGAGTTTTGGATCTGTCTAAAAAGGCCTGAGCAGTTGCCCTAGTTTTTGTCAGGGTGGGCTCTAAAAGCGAGGTTTCGGCAATAGGTCTTTTTTTCTTTCTGAGTGATCGAGTATGATACTGCTAGAAAATCGTGGAGGAAGTATGCTCTCACACAGGACGAACTGGGCCTCTTAGAGGAGGTGAAGTTTTCGTCCAGGGAGTAGTCACATGAGGTAAGAGTCAGTGGGTTGTACACAACGCCGCAACCGCTTTAGGTTGTCCAGTGAGGGGTGGGTACACGACTGACTCCAGATTTCTCAGGTTCCGAGCCATTGATCTTCTGGGAGTCTTTCAACTTCCATTACTTGTCTACTGTGTGAGGAGAGACTGTTTTCTTTGAGAAGATTGCGGGGAAGTGAGATTTCATCATCGAGGCTGCAGCGAGGTAACTCAACTGACAACACGGCCAAACTAGGGATTCAAGATCTTGGTTGAGTCCTGCGACCATGTTAGTGATGGCTGTAGGGCAAGTCTTGGGATGGACCTCGTATACTGAGATAGAGGTCTTCGCCATTTTCTTGAAATCCATATAGTTGGGGTTATGGGCTTGTTTCTTTGCTCCTTTCCTGTTTCGCATTTTCTTGGAAGCGAATTTAAGAAGGGAGTCGACTTGACCAGAGACGTGGACACCCTTGTTATAGGAGTCCATAATCTTGAAGAACTGTTCCGCGTTTGCACCTGTGTCCTCTGACCTGGCGTCTTGCAACACGTAGGCGTGGGCGGTGTTATGGATAATCCACGAACGAGAAGCTTGTGGGTTAGCTTTGCTGGGGAACAAAAGGTCGATGTCGAGATCCATGGCTGAGGCGAACTCCGATGAATGGATGTCAAAGAAAGGTATTCTGAACATGTCTGCTAAGATCGAGCCTTTTTCATGAGAGACTCCGTCTGGGTTGTCTTGGACAAAGGCATGAAAATCAGCTTGACTGTCGAGAGTGACGCCGCGCTTGATGCAGAACCTAATAGCGTGCATAACACACCCGCCGTCGGGCATAGAATACAATCTAAGGTTTCTTCCTTTGTGTTTGAAAACAACGCTCCGTGAGTAATCATAGAGAGCATGGTCATAGGAGGCCTGGAAGAACGATAATTCAGTGTTTTCTGACTGAGAATCATGTTCGTACTGGTCTCCGAGAAGCTGGGGGGCGTCAAAATTGTCGCGGGACCCGTGGGGGTCTGTAGAACGGACAACACTGACTATTCCGTAAGCTAGACTGGACATCGCGTGAAAGAGGGATTGGAGGGTGAAAAAATCTGAAAGAAGATTAGTCACGGATTCTTGAGGGATGTCTGCGAAGGCTGGCTTGTAGGAGGCTAAGTAACCTGCGTCGACTGAAATTGCATGAGGTGTTGACTGACTAAAAGTCCAGTGAGCGTCAACTCCACCTATGGATTCAGTGTAGACGAAGGCAAAAGGCTAATTCTGTTCGGGGATAGAGGTATCTTTGATACAGAGGGGTGGGCAGATGTGTGCAAGGGATTCACGAGTGTGGATCTCGACTCTTACTGCCGCGTCGAGGGCGTAGAGTGCGATGGTTGCTTGCATCTGGTGGGGAGTGGTGCCCCAACGGGTTCCCGTACCATGTGCGTGCAGCGTGGCAAAAACATTGGTGGGGAACATATTCGCGATAACTTCCATGGTGAGGAGTTATCTCATTAGAGCATCAAATGCTCTAGAAGCACACGAGGAGTAAGCTGGATCCTGCAGTGTGTAGTCCGTGTCAGAGGTGTTCCGACCTACGAACCCTTCTACCTAACCCTCATAGGGTTGATTGGCAGGTAAAGACAAGACGGGGGGACAGTCAACCAGGTAGCCTTGGATCAGGCAGACCTCGAGCGAACCCGAGCCTGCGTGACGCCGGCCGTTGACCGTGATGCCCGCATATAGAGGTAGCAATTCCGAAAAACT